CAGACACTTCTTGTGCAGTTGAGTAGGCTGTTGTGCCAGCTCCCATGGTTGCTGATGATGTGTATAAAGCTAACTTAATAGAGTCAGCTCCGTTAGTGAGATTGTGTCCTTCAACAAGAATTTCTTGTTTAAAACTTGTGCATATTGCTGATGTTATAGCCATTTCTTAAAGCTCCTTTATTATCCTAGCCATGTCTTCATGACCTTGTTGCCTTAATAAATTCACATATGTCACGTTTTTAGAATTTATTGCGTTCTTAATACTATGTAAGATTACAGTATAAACTTGATTTTGAAAAGCCATAGCCTGTTGTTTTACATGCTCTGGTGCATCCATAGAAATCTCACATATTTTCTTAGTAGCCTGTTCTGCCCAAAACTCAGGGTCGTGACCTTTGTTCTGTGTGGTATGAACATCGACTTTTCCTAATTGTATAAAACTATCTGTCATCCTTTATATGGTTCTGGTGGCTCTTCATCTTTATGTAAAACCAATCCATGTTCTGCTAATTTTTTATCAATATCTTCAAATGGCTCTATTATCCATTTGCCCTCATGTGGAACTGCTACTAATGGTTTATCTAATCTATGGAAACCATATAGTCTGTCTGTTGCTACTACATTAGAATCTAAGATTGTAGATCGTGAACTAATACCTACTGTTATATCTGCTTCCATACACTTACATATCCAAAATTCTACACAAGCTCTGCCAGCTTCTGCAAAGTGCATGTTTTCTTTGTAAGAAAAATCTATGCCATATAAATCAATAGCACCCACCTTGTTAAATAGAGCAAAAGCAATAGCATAAGCTACTGTGTTGTTTAGATAAGCACAACGAGTAGCGTTGCAGACAGCTTCTATAGGATAAACCACAGCACTAGGTACTCTTTCATCTAGTTCACAGGTATATACAGGGTAATTTGCTTCTGGGAGTATTCTGGTCAAAGCACTGGTTTGTTTACCAGCGTCATTACTGTCAAAAAAGCGACTTGCTGGGTCTAACATAAACATTCTGTCTGTTTGATAAACAGCAGCTGCTGAGTTAATTGTCCAGACTTCATCCCAAGTTTTGCCATTTTCTAAACCTACAGCAAAGTCTACTTGCGATATACCAAGTCCAACTAAGGCAACTCTCTTACCTTCTAANGATTCAATGGGTTGCACTAAGATATGCCAGTGCGTAACTGATCATATCTATATTCATCTCGTGTGCCACGACCTTCTGATAGAGTTTTCATTCTGCCAACTGCCTCCTTAAATCTAGCCTCAAATTGNCCAATGACNTCAGGGGGTTCTTTNAGAAAGATAGCTCCTTCTACTAAACTTCCGTACAACAAAGCATCTGNNTAATCAGAACTTAACACTGTTGTACCGCTGTCACTACCACTCGTTAACGAGGCTGGTTTATACAAATAATGTAATTCAATAGTATATGCTGAGTCTGGAACTGGAGCAAGTTCAAAAGAAGTATCATCAAACTGTGAATAATACTTGGGTTGCCCTGTAGCAGATGAAGAGGGTGCATACTCTTTAATAAAAGAAGCATGTTTAAAATCTAAGTAATCGTATGTATTACTGCTAGTGATTGCCAAACTAAAAGGTGCATAGAAATCTGTGGGTGTAGCTAGAAACCTATTACTAGCAGTAAGAGTAGCTGAAACATTTTTTCTTTGATAGGGCAGTTGAACCATATTAAATATGCGATCTTCTGCTTCCTGTATAAATCTAGGCAGTTGTGTTGTAAAAGTAGTTTCAGAGACTTGTAAGTAGTCTTGTATTGCTGTTTTAAGTGTTGCTAGTGTAAAACTCATATGGTTATCGTGACTGTTCCTAGGCTTGCTGTCAATTCAAAAGAAGTCAGGCTAGTGCCTAACTTTCCATCTCCAACATTAGTATAGAGTGTAAAAAAATTGTTTGTGTCACTGCTTTCAATTCTTGCATCTTTTATGGCTTCTGGGTCAACTGGTGAAGGCTTAGGCATAAGTTGTGGATGTTTAGCATCCCATTGATCTTTACCAACCAATAAACCATCCCAAGTCTTTCTTAAATCTTTATGTCTGTATCTAAAACCTGTCAAATCACAGATTCCATAAGCGTTTTTGTTTGATGCAAAAGCCATTATGCGTTGTTATAACTTCTTAAATTAGGCGAGATATGGAATGAGCTTCTTTCTTCGTCTGTGGATAAAGCTCTATCAAACTCTTCTTCATAGATAGCTTTTAGCTGTCCTGTAAGTTGTGGTGCTCTCTTCATAGACATGTAGTACGCAAGACCAGCTGTTAGACATGGATAAAACCTAAAAGGTAAATCCATTGTATTAGTAGCAGAGTCTGCGTCATCCATTCTAGTCAACACATTCATGTGCAAAGTGTATTTGCTAGATAAATCAGGCACTGGATATACTGTGACTGTAGGAGATAACTGTTTGTTTACAAAATACTGATTAGGTTTACCAGTTGTTGATTTGTTGGTTACATGTGAATACTCAGCTCTGCTTAGTCTACTTAAAGGTATGTCAATCGTTTCAGAACCAGTTGTTTCTCTGATAAAGACATCTAGTACATCTATAGGAGCTGTAGAATTAGTGCTATCTATGTTGTAAGTGGATGTTGACGCTACCATGTCTACTGTCTTTTCTATAACAGTCCATTGGTTTAACCCTCTGTTAGCCCACTCAGCCAACATAATATTTAAGCTTCTAGTTGCACTCTTTAGGTCATAACCAGTGCGTAGCTCTATGCCACATCTTTCAAAAGCTTCTTCTATGTATTCAGCTACATCAGGCTCAAAATTCTTACTGCTACTTGTTGCCATTCTTCTTATCCTCTGGAGCGTATAGATTATCAAATGTTATGTTTGGGTCCATATAACTCTCATGTTGTTCTGCTGAATGTGTCCACTGTGAAGGCATAAAATCAGGAGCTCCTTCACCAACACGCCACAAGGCTGGGTTTGTTGCTCTTACTCTATTGTTGGGTAGAGCCACAAAGTTACCAGTCCAAGTACCAGCTTCTGTTAAATATAACACATGTGACTGCTTATGTTGAGCTGGGTCATCAGCTATCGAGTTATCTGTGTAGTCAACTGTAAACATATACTTACCTGTTACGAACTCTCCTCCTATCTTACATATCCATGGAGATGAGCTTACCCTGTCCATAATAACCACAGAATGGTCATGACTCAAGCAATCCCAAGGTTGAGCTAAGTGATCTTCCATTGGTTCTGGAGAGTTTTCTAATGGAATGTCAGCAACGAGTGCTTGTATAGGCATCCTAGCCCACATAGCACCACCATGTACATTAGGTGCATCTTCCATGTCATCTATCTCACAACCTGTAAAAACCACCTGAAATGACAACGATCTGTCTGGTAATGTGTTAACAGCTATAGCCAAAGCGTGTAGATACTCGCCATGATAGTCTGTATGGTTTGCTGTAAATTCTTTTCTTACCCAGCATTTAAACTGGGGAATGTTTGATATTAAATACGCCACAATATTTAATCCTTATAATTTAGTTAAATCGTATAATCGCCACCTCTAGTAGCTGCACCCATGCCTCTAGCTACACCTTTTCTCTTAACAGGTCCGCCTTTTGCCATGTATTTAGTACCTTTACCTTTAGCCATACCACCTTTTGCCATGTACTTAGTGCCTTTACCTTTGCCTTTAGCAGAACCACCTTTAGCCATATACTTAGTGCCCTTGCCTTTAGCCATGCCACCTTTTTTCATACCTTTAGTACCTTTCATAATTTCTCCTATCTTCTGCCAAACAATCCCATGTTGCCTGTCTTTGATTTACTTATCTTACCACCCCTTGAGGCGAATGTTGAAACATTAGTTGGTTTACCACCAACACCTTGTTTTTTTGATCTTTTTCTAGTCACAGCTGATGCTATTTGTGATTTTGACATACTTGAAGCTTTTGCTGCTGGTACACATTTAGGATATTTTCTCTTAGCATCTGCTTTTTGTTTGGTACGACCACATTTTTTATAGCCACCACCTTTTTTTGGTGAGCCTATATCAACCCAGTCTTCTTTAAACCACTTCGTCAAACTCATACTAGCTTCTCGGCATTTTAGTTTTTTTACGCCTGTCGTTCATCATGGCTCCACAGCCTCTGCCTTGTACCATTACTGAACCACCTTGGTTTAACCTTATAGCTCCACCTGTAGCTTTCTTCTTACCTTTATACTTGCCACCCATTTTTTTATACTCTTTAACCATGTAAGCATTAGCATAAGCTGATGGGTAAACATCGAACTTAGCTTTAGCCTTACTTTTAGCTTTTCTGTATAAACTTGGGTTTGATACGCTTTTAGGTACTTGTGATCTTGATATTGCCATTAGCACTTCCACCTTTTTCTTGCTTGCCTAATTCGTGAGTTAGGGTCATTTTTTGTTTTAGCAGAGCTTTTCTTTAATTGTCCAAGCGACCTTGCACAATAAGACTTACGCCTTTTAGCTGCCTTGCTACCTTTCTTTACTTTGCCTGTTACAGCAGTTTTTAACTTAGAACCGGGATTAGCCTTACGATAAGCAGCAACACCCTTTTTGGTCATTCCAGCACCTTTACCAGTAGGGCGGTAATTACCGCCCTTCCCAGTAGTTTTTTTTATAGGTTCTGCCTTTTTTCTAGGTTTTTTTACAGCCATTCATTAATAATTCTTATTCAAGACCAATATGATCGAATAAGTATCACCACTTGAATGTCCTACAGTTGTTAAATCTATATCACCTGTTACACCACTACCAGCATTATTTGGTATGCCTGTGAACAAGTCATAGTATTCATCTCCTGTACTATCTGCTGGTAAACCAGTTAAAAGAACATTTGTACTAGCGTCAAATTCTAGGTTTACGCCCATGCCTCTTGTAGCCCAATAAATACGAGCTACAGAAACAGAGGTGCAAGCGTCACCACTATTATTTGCTTGTAAAGCTGATACATCAACCTTTTTGACAGCACTTTCTCCTGTGCCATCAGATACATTTGTAAACTTCACGACAGCAATTCTTTGCCCATCCTGAATAGTTTGTGAGGTTACTGCGTCTGCCATTATTTACTCCGTTATGCGATTTGAACGTATTCAATAACAAACGTAAAAGAACCAGCAGTTGTTGCATCAACTGTATTGGTAATGTTACAGAAAATATTTCTTGCTGTGTCTGTGTATTGAACAGAAGCTGGAGCTGTTGTTCCATCTTGTGTCTGTACAACCAAAGTGGTCAAAGTTACGTTGTGCACTACAACAGTTGTACCGCCATCAAGTATTTCATCAGCTTGAGTTGCAACAATTTGTGCACCAGAAGAAGATGTACCTACTTCATAACCAATATCACCTGTTCCAATAACAGGAGCAACATCACAGAAAATTTTAATATCTGTAATAATTGTGTTAGCTGGTTGTACGAA